GGTAAGATCATTCCTACATGGGCAGATGTTCTAAACAGAGCAAACCTTGGTATGGAAGTAATGCACGAGCGTAATGCTCATAATTTCCCACTCGATTTAGCTTGTGCTGAGTCTACAACTGTAGCTCTTTCAGCCCCTGCAATCGGTTAATTCAATTCTATTCGGAGAAAAACAATGACACCTGAAGCAGAAAGATTTAATGGTTGGGCAGCTATGCTCGGCTTCGTAGCAGCACTTGGTGCTTACGCTACAACAGGACAAGTTATTCCTGGAATCTGGTAATCTTTACTACTAATTAATGTAAGCCTCTCCTAAAGAGGGGCTTTTTTTAATGCTAACTATCTTTATAATTAAAAAAACCTTTTACTATGTCTCAACAAGAAATCCAAGATCTTATTGATCAGTCTGTATCAATAGCAATTAACAGACATAATCGTAATGCATCTATGGTCAGTGCTGCACTAGGATTCGTTTTTATGGGAGCTTTTGCAGATGGTCTCTTTAGAGTCTTAGGCTTTATACCACCATTTATGGGTATTGATGTAAATATAATTCCTGAAATAGCAAAGCAGTGGCAGGCTTAGTCTTCCTCTTCTTCGACAACTTTAAACACTAACAACTCATCATCAGGTTTAATATCTCTCATCTCTGGATGTATTTGTTGTATTGGTCTGTCTAATTGTTTAAACATTAGATCCATAGACCTCCACATAAATGCAAAAGCAGCACCAGTAATCAATGCAAAGAAAAAGAAATAGATAAAAACAAATACTTCATTCATGATATACCTTTCTTATATTTAGTTGCTTTATTTACAGCTTTAGATCTTTTAGTTTCTGCTGTTAATGTGCCTTTAGATATATCAACAAAACGTGGTTGACCTTGCATCACATCTTCTGTAAGTAGTTCTGTATTTGGTCTAAGCATTTTTTTCTTTTGTTTTTCTTTTCTGCTCTTCTATAAACTTTCTATAGACAGAAGCAGCTGCATCTTTACCAGCAACCTCTGCTCTCTGTTCCATAGCTATAGCAGCTTGTGTTTTGTGATTATGTGATCTATTACTTCTTTTAATTTTAGCAACACTTAAAGCAGCAGCTCTTTTATTTTTAAACTGTAGTCCTTGAATAGTTCCTTTTGGATCTTCATCTGTATAAAGATCACTATGTTTTTTACTCTTGGCAGGCTGACCCTCTTTTCTAGGAATACGAGCAGCCATTACTTTTTAAAATATTTATTTATTATATCTATCTGATCTTGATACTTTGCAATCATATCTAACTCCTGTTCGATTGCTTCAATGATATTAGAGTGCTCTCCAATACCTACAGGATTATTTAAGTAGACTTCTACATTTGCAGCATGTTTCTGAATGTCTCCATGTGCATGAGCTATAAGTGCTTTGATTAATTGTTCTCTCATTGATCTAATCATTTTTCATACTTTTTTTTGCTCTTTCACTTGCCATTCTACGTGCCCTCTTTGCTTTCTCTGTATTTTCTACAAACTGTTTTCCCTTTCTACTTTCTCTTTTCTTCTTGTCATCAGTCTTCTTTCTTTCAGCTTTAGACATAGCTTTCCAAGCTGATTCAGGTAAATACCTCTCAGTGCTTTTCTTGCCAGGTTCTATAGCTTTATCAGCCATCTTTATTAGCTCCTTTTAAAACAGATAATATTGTAGTTAATCTATCTGCCTGACCTTTATGAGTTTTAGAAGCTTTATTAAGCTCACCAATAATCTTAGTGATTTTACTTTCTGTTCCTTTTTCCATTAGTCTCTAATAGGTCCTCCATGTAGCCATGCATCACAGGTACGAGTGGCTGCACATTTAAATTTAAATAACTGACAGTATCCTAAGTTTGCTCTATCTAAAACATCCTGTGGATCTGCAGCCATAGTTTCATTGATACCTTTAATCATGCAATCCATAATCTTATCTGTCTGATCAAATGCTGCACAGTTACCACATCTAGCTGTCTTTACAGTTTCAATATCACTGTTCCAGAGTTCAGCTTTCTTTTCCCAGAATCCAGGATCTGGTGCATCGGGATTTAAAGGACCATAACCAAAATTATCTATAGTCCAGTTTCTGTTCTTGGCATTCTCCTCTATATCAATAGTTGCAGTAGGACAAGAATCACTTACCTCTGAAACTTTTTTATTTAATACAAGTACTACTTTTGGTTTCATTCTTTTATTTTAGCTGCACTCCCCTTTTCAGCAGCATATAAAGCAAAAGATTTTGCTGCAATACTATTTAAAATTAGTGTGATGTTATTTGAATCATTTTCATCACAACTATCTGTATCAAAACATTTGAGTACAGTACCACCAACTATAAGTAATTCAAAGATTACTACAGCAAATACTAATTTAAGTGCTAAAGATACAGTGTTCATTTCTTCTTACTCTCATACTCTTTTCTGGTCATCCACTTCTCTTTACCCCAGCGTTTTAGATCTTTTTGCTTTTTACCTTTCCCACCTTTATATCCTCCACCTGCTTTCTTATATGCTTGTGCAACCATCTGAGCCTTTCTTGCACTCCACTGACCGGGCTTTCCTCCTTTGCTTCCGGCTGTAATACGTTTCTTGATACGTTCACGTAATCCAGGTTTGGTATATTTTGAATCATCTTGTGCCATTAAAATCTATTTTGTATTGGCTCTTTATTAAGAATAACAGGGGGAATTTTATCAAAATAAGATCTTGATACTTCTCTCATGTAATGTGGATTATTCATTTCAAATTTAGGTTCATTTCTACCTATATATGAAACTACAAAGTCACACTTATTAGATTCTTCTTTTTTCTGTGGTAAGAAAGGATCTGCCAGTCCAGCTGTTGTCATCGAATAATCATTATACATATTCGAATATTTAACAGGAAAACTAGGGTAATAACCGGGTACAGAAGCTAATCTCATACTCTCCAGTATAAGAGATATAATTAAATTAAATACTATATAAAAATGCGAAAACTTATTGATGGATTAGCAATTGCTTCTTTTGTTTTATCACTAACAACTGTAGGTGCAATTGGATTTGGTTATCTAGCTCTTACTAATAAGACTAATCAAGAAAAGATAAAAGGTTATGCTATAAATGAAGCTCAAAAATTACTCACTGAACAACTTGGTAAATCAATACCAAGTCTTCCTGACACTACAGGTGATGTAGTTCCTACTGGTCCTTCTAATCCTTTACCTACTCTACCTAAATTCTAACCAGCTGCTGGGTCCATCATAGGATTCCATGTTGCAGCGAGCTTAGTATTACCTGATATACCTGGATATAGATTACCTGGGTTAAATACGTTTGCGTTGATTACAGGACCTTCTGGCTTGGGATTAGGATTGATTCCTGGCTGCATATCAATGTTTGCTGCAGTTACCTCTGGAACTGTAGGTTGAAGCTGCTTCATCATCTCTGCTTCTACAGCCATCTTCTGTTTTGCTTTAGTTGCTTTGTTTAAAGCTTCTTTACGATTGTCTTCCATAATTAAGCGATTGCTCCAAAGGGAATTCTGGACATACCCATTGGATTACGATTACCAATGATTGCTCTGTGATATGCCATAAAGTTTTGATCCTGCATCATGTTTGCCATGCTTGTTCTACCAGGTGTACCTAAACCATGTATAGGTAATGGAGATCCAAATCTATTCATGTGCATATAACCGGCTTGTAAATCCTGTGGCATCTTGACTGAATCAGCAGCCATAGGATGTGCCATTGGATTACCTATCATCATCTGTTCTGTTGGTTGTCTACGATCTGCACTTTCTCCTGTTATTGCTCCTCCACCAAATGCTGTGCGTAAAGCTTCACCTGCCATTCTTACTCCTTTCTTTATTGCCTCTCCTTGTGCAATAGCACCATCCATAGTACCCATAGGAGGTTTTCTTTCTGGTGCAAACATTCCTGGCATAATCTTATCTAATAAAAAGTATTTACTTCTCCATTCATTTTAAACTGACTTAGCTTATCAGTACATAGCATACTCTTGTAAGACTTTTGATGGATTAGGATCTACTATTCCCATTCCTGCCATCATCTGTGTATTTGGATTAACTATAGGCATATTCATCATAAGTAATCTAGGGTCCATTCCACCAGCCATACGTTGTTTCTTACCTTTACCACCTATAGCTTTTCCAATATCTTGACCTATTGCTGAACCAATTCCTGCTCCTACAATATCCATAAAAGGTAAAGGTCCATCTATTGCTCCAAGTAAAGCTGTACCGGCTATACCTCCACCAATACCACCTACAGTCTGTCCAACATCCATAAAAAAGGGTAGCTATTAACTACCCTTAATTTTAAGTTGTATAAATCTAAGAAATTATTCCATTACTAACATCTTGTTTCTGAAGATATCAGGTGTTTGCTGTGCCTGATTTAAGTATCTCCATGCATTAGCAGGGTCCTTATCAGTTAAGGCTCCGAAGTTATTCCAGAAATCCCCATTGTTCTCTGGAGCTTGTGGCTGTGGAGGAACTGGCATTTGAGGACGTGCAAATCTTGGATCTGCCTGTGCCTGTGCTGCAGCTTGCTGCTGTTGTAATGCAGCTGCTTGCTGTTGCTGTGTTATACCTTGATTTCCTACTACTTGTCCTGCTGGCTCTTCTTCTACTGGATATGGACCGTTAGGACCATAGAATTCACATGTATAATCTGCTAACACATCTGGATCAGTCAAGATTGTCTCATAAGCTTTATGCTCTTCAGACATTTCTTTTAATAATCCAACAGCTTCCTGTAACTGATTGTTTGTATTGATTAAAGCATCTTCGACTTGTACTGCATAGTTATTTAAAACTGCTGGAGCATCTGCACCGAAGTGATTAATTACTTCAAGACTTTCTGGACTTACTCCGTTTGCTAGGAGTTGCTGGTCGCTGATTGCCTGCGAAGTTTGGGAAGAGTTGTTGGAGTATGCCTGGTTGCTCCCGTTCAAAGGCTGCGATGTCTGCATCCCCTGATTGTTGTAAGAGGGAGCTTGAGGGGAACTGTAATTCGCCTGGCCGTACTCTTGTGTCGCTGGAGACTGTTGACCCAGGAAGGGGATTTGCACTGGTGAACTCAGGAGCCCCACTACCCTGTTGAACGCCTCCTTGTAAGGATTCTCCGCTGATGGGCTGGCTTGGGGGCTTGACTGTGTAGGGCTGTATGGGACTGACGTTGTACCCATCTGGGCTTGCACTTGTGGTGCTGGTGCCACCGCTGCCTGTTGAGGTGCTACCCACTGTGGAGTTGTCGCCACCGCTGGCTGCTGTGCTGCTGTTTGTACCGGTGCCCCGTAACTGGCTTGTGGGGTCACTGATGGTTGGGGTGCCGATTGGGTCGGCATTGCGGTATCTGCCTGCATAAGTTACTTCCTTCTGGAGTGATTCGAGTGTTCTATATAAGAAAGGGGTGAGATCAAGTCTCGGATCTGCAGCCATTGGAATATCCGGTTGCTGCGGATGTGGTGTTCTCATTTCTTGATTTATTAGATCGAGGAATTGAGAATAAGCCCTTTGTACTTGTCCTACCATTCTGAATGGAAATCCCGATAACATACCGGCAACTTCATCATCAGTTTTTGATGGGAATAAATACTTCAGTGCTTCTATGCTATCAACCCCTAATTCTTGTAAGTTTCTACAGAATATGGATTGCTGCACTTTGTCCTGTGCAGTATCTTCATACACAGGACCCATCCATCTCCAAGCTACTGTTCTTTCTCCATCTGGAACTAATCCAAGTACACCTGGAGGTACTTCTTTTGTTTCTCTTGCAATATCAATTGCCTTCTGTAATTTCTTTTCATATGTAGCTTTTTGCTTCTCGAATTTCTCCATAGCTTCAGGAGTTTCTTCAACAGGTGCTTCAGGATATTTAATACCAGATGCCTGTGCCAATGTCTTACGGAATATCTGTTCTTCCTGGAAGATCATTAACTCAAGACACTTACAGATTCCATACTCATATATCTGTAAACATTTCTTTCTAGCTGTAGCACTTACTCTTCCATACTGAGATTTAATTTCAGTAGCAGTTACATTGCTGATTGATATATCATCAATACCACCTAAAGCTAAACGTATTTCATTTCTTAACTGTGAAACATATCTAGATTGATCTGTACTTACTGCATTAGGAGTAATAAATCCAACACGATCTGAAGGTTCTAAATTAGCAATAACTCTAGGAACTCTCATACCAGATCCTGGACTACCAATATATCCGGCAGGATTTCTTGTTACAGGATCTTGTTTATATGTAGATGTAAGTGTACTTAAATCAGAAGTAAATCCAGATTGACTAGATATACTTGGTCTTTGTGGTGGAGCATCTTTACCACTTTCAACAATGTCCTGTTTAGGACGTGAAGATAATAAAGTTGGATTACCAAAGAATGAAAGGTTAGCTCTGATGTTCTTAACCATTTCATCATGAGCAACAATCTGATTAGCTATCCAATCAAATTCACCACTACCATCTGTACCAAAAGCATCAGGATTATTAAATACTTCAACACAAGGAATAAACTGTAATGTATTTGTAAGTGTCTTTTTATTTAAAGTAGTAAATTCAGCAGGATTATCAAAACTTAATTCCTGTTCACTATGTGTTTCTTCAATGGTTTCTGCTGTAATACGAAGACGCATGTATCTCTTATCAGTATTTAATCCAATCTGTGATCCAGAAAAACCTCTGTTGGATTTAACTTTATAAGGATAGATAACTATTACTTCTTCCAGATCTCCTTCTGGTGAATAATAAGTCCTGTAAGAATTTTTATCAAACCAGTAAAGTCTATATGTTTTTTCTGTGGGACGAATATAAAATAAACCTTTTCCTAAAGCTAAAAAATGATCCCATATAGAATCTAATCTTGCATCAAGCTGATTAAATTTAATTACCTGTTGTATAAAATCATATCTCTGTTGCCCAAAGTTATCCTGCTCAGGGTAAAACTCAACACCCTGACGAATACCAAACATCTTCATCTGTGCTAGATGAGCATGTATAAGCATCGTATCGGTAGCACCAGTCGAGTCACGACTTATTGCTGCCTTGAGCATTGCTTCAAAAGTAGAGTTAGTTTGATTCATCTAGTCACTTTTTATTATTTTATTACGCATCAATCTCATAGCCAGCTGCCTGTCGTTTAAAGATAATGTTTTCGTCATCAGCTTCAATATCGAAGCGTTCTCCAGGTTGAAGACCTAGATCGTGACATACTTCATCAGGAAGATTGAATATAGCAGAACCATAAGCGTCTTGCTCTAGTTCAATACCTTTATAGAAAAAATTGGCTACCATGTTAGATACTCTTAATAGTCTAATTCGTCAATACTCTAACTCTAGTTTTCCTCTGGACATTAATCCATTACATAACCAAACCAGTGCATCAACACAATCATCGTGGGAACTAACTCCGAAATTAACAATCTCATCAGTTAGTGCCTGGAATTTGCGATATTTATTAAATAATATCTTATGTTGCTCAAATAAGCCCATAATTCCTCTGAACCTAGCAACTTTATCTCCCCTGAATCCTTTTACAGGATGCCAGAGTAGATTATAAAGTCCCTGTTCTTCTAGACATATACGTTTAAAATCAGCTTCTAATGATGCCTGATAAGCCACTGCTTCAGACCAGATGTCCACAGTACTACCAGTTGGAAAGTATTTATCTTGGTCTTTATGAACTATTCCCCACTCCATCATCATTTCCATAATGGCTTCCAGTTTTTCTACATTACCCATTATTCTTAATCGTTTACAGTCAATAATATAAATTTTGTCTCCTACTCTTCCACCCATTACAAAAACTGTATAGTCATTTCTTTCTCTGACACCAGCTGATAAATCAACACCAACACCTAGACAATCAAACTGTGTTGGTATCTGACCCTTAATAATTAGATCAGGTGAAACAGACATATCACTTGTTCTTACTACCTGATTCTGATATTGAAAACTAAAACTTATTGGTGATTGTCTTCTACGATCATTAAGATACTCAAGTGACCACATCTCCGGCCAATATGATTTTTCATCACCATGTTCATCAACAGTTACTGCTGATTGAATTATCTGTATCCAATCATTGTCAGGAATAAAGGTAGTTTGATGTATATCATCATGTCTGAATCTTGTACCAAGACATATAGCTCTACCACCTTCAAACATAGTTGGAACAATAACTGAGTTCCAGTTATCTTCCATAGCTACACGAATGTCTCTGTTCTTAATATCATCAGCTGATTTTATAGCATCATCAATAATACATAAATGTGAACGCTTTGATGTAACAGCACCTTTTAATCCTGCACAACATAAACTAAATTCTTCTTCACCAGTTGATCTTATACCTGCAAACTTCCAATCAATACTCCAATACTCATTAGAGTTTATTCCTTTGGCAATTTTTACCATAGGAAATATTTCTCTATAGATTTTACTATCTTCAATAATTCTTTTTATTGCTGCACTCTTTGGTCTGGCAACATCAACAGTATATGAAATATATAAAATCTTTAATGGTTTACGATTGAGTGCATGTACACCAATAGCCCAGGCTGTAAATAAACCTAATACTGTAGATTTAGCTGATCCTCTTGGTGCGAGTATATCTACATTTGGTCCAGCAATATTAATTAAACATTCACTATCTTGATGTGTATATAAATGTTCATGCCACAGTTTCATGTGTTCTGCAGGAGGTTTGTCCCCTACAACATCACAGAAGTATGCAAAATCTGTTCTAGCTTTTTCAACATCAACTGAAGATGTTTTCTTTACAACTTGTTGTTTAGCAGCTGCACGGGCAGTTCTACGATAAACAGAATAGATACTTGTTCCAGCCATGTACTAAGACTAACCTATAAAGGCTTATGATTCTTCCTGAAGAATCTTTGTCCATACACCCATTGATGCTTCCTGTAATGGACCTTCTATAGGATCATCTCTGAAGATTAAAAGTATTTCTCTTAATGATCTATCAGCACCAGCTAATATCAATCCCTGTCTATCTGTAAGATGTTTTTCATCTGCAAGTTGTTTTATATGTGCCCGTAACTCTTTTTGAAGCATGGATATGCGAGCAGCTCCCATATCCTGTTTTACAACTCCAAGATCTATAGCTTCTCTGAGCTTTGATATATCTACTTGCATAGAATCTATTTCTATCTCAAGTATGGTGCTAAAGTTTCTTTTCTTAAATTCTTTTTTCGACCAGGTATCACAATCAGTTATAGAACCTTTATACCCTAAAAAACGAGCATAAAGATACATCTGTATTGGTGAACTGGTCTGTTTACAAAAAGCTAGATATGTTTCTCTTTCTTTATCAGATAAAGTATCTAACCAGTCGGTTATGATTTGTATGCTGATTGTGCCTGTTGATAATCTCTATTCTCTTTATAGCGTCTGAACTGCTCCTGTTGCAAGTTAGTTGCTCTGGTTTCTTCACCAGTCTTACCAACAGTAAGTCTCTGTTCCTGACCTCTGGTCTGTGTTGTTGCTCTTTCCTGTTCTCCCTTTGTTTCGGAGAGTAGACGTTCTTCAGCACCCCTGGCTCTGTATCTTCTCAGATCCTGACCAGTGTAGAACTCTTCATTAATACGATCTAACTCGGCACCAGTTTCCATATTTAATCTGGTCTGCTCACCAGTTAACTTAGTCAATTCAGTCTGTGTTCTTAAAGACTGCGTTGGTGTAGACACCGTAACAGGTGGTGGTGGAGCAGGTATATATTCAACTCTTGGTGCTGGTGGTCTTCCTCCCATAACAAAAATCTAATCTATTAATTTAATTTTAGTGCAAAAAATCTTATCTACCACCAGCTCTACCTCTAGGTGAAAGTCCAGCTGTGGCGATGTTGACTGCTGTATTACCCTGTCTAGCTATAGCATCCATTAATGCTGCCTCTCCTGTTTGTGCTCTTAACCTCTGTTGAGAAATCTTAGTAGGAGAGAACTGATCTTCCATCAGTCTTCTTCTTGCAGCAGTTTCCTGAGCTGCTCCTGCCATTTGGAAATACTGTTTAGCTGCTGCCATGTTTCTTTTTGCTTCTCTTCCAGCTTCATACTCTCTTATTGCACCACCAGTTATCATCATATTTCTAAGGTCTCTATTATATTGTTCTCTACTGTAAGAATCTCCTAACCCTGATCCTGTTTCTTCTTTCTTTTTAGACTCATTAATTCTTTTGTTAATGTCACCAAAATTAGGTAATCCTAAAAGTTCTGATACTCCTAATTCGGGCAAAGGTATTCCAAGAGGATTCTTCTTAGCCCCTGCAAATCCAAATTTGACATTAGCAAATCTCATTTACTGATACTGATAATTAGAAGCTAATGCTTGAGTTGCTCCCTGCATTCCCTGTTGTGCTAATCTTTGAGCACCTACCTGACCTTGTAATGTTAGTCCCTGCTGTGTGCCAAGTTGAGTACGGAATCTAGCAGCTCCCATCTGACGTTCAAAGTCTCTTGTTTTTGCTCTATCTGTTATTGGTTCTATTGCTAGTAAGTTTTTGATCATATTTTCTCTTTGCTGCTTACCCATCTGATCTGTATATCTAAGAATAGATTGATAACCACTAAGAGGTAACTCCATACCAGGGCCAAAACCTGTCTGATATCCAAAGCCACCAGTAGGAGATCCTAACATTTTATCAGCCATCTTTTGTCTTCTTATCAATTCATTAACTTCTTTCCTTTCACCAGCTTTCCTAATTTCATTTACAAGTAAACCGCCAGCGACTAATGGTAATAACATTTCTTTTAATTAACTCCTTTGATTAATATTTTATAGGTAGCAAACTTAGAAGTAACTTCCTACTGTGCTTCCTAATTGAGCTCCTTTATAAGCTCCAGCTGGTCCCCCTGCTATGAAACCACCTACAGCTCCAAGTCCTGTTCCAATCAATCCACCGAATGATCTACCTTGTTGACCTGGCAAGGTGAATCCCTGATCCTGATAACCTTCCACTACAGTTGCATCATCAGATATCTTTGTACTACCTCTCTTATAACTTTCTGCTAACTCTTTAGCTGTTTTTCTCTGTTCTTGAGCTGCATAACTTATTTCATCTTTACGTTTTAGATTTTCATTTATAGCATCGAAAATACTACCAAAACGTCTTTTATTGCGCTTTTCTGGATCATTACCACTTTCTAAATTGTTTCTACTCATCAGTCTTCTTTTGTGTAGTCGCCACGTTTGTACTTCTTATATTGTAAGGGGTCTTCTTTCTTGATTCGTTCTTGTTCAGCTTTTTGGAACAACTTTTTAGCTACAGCAGCAGTACCAACAGCTGCCAATGTACCACCTAACAATATAGCTGGTTCTTTAAGAGATCCTAACTTATCAAACTTTTGTGCAGCTGGAGATAACATCTCTTCATATCTAACTTTCTTAGCAGTATCAATCATATCTTGTGTAGTATCTACTTTTCTTTTTAGTGATTCAACAACACGCTCATTACCTTCTCCACCTCTTCCTATTTGCTCTTGTAACTCTACTTTTTCCATATTAAGTTTTTTCTCCATTGCATTTATTCCTTTTGTATATGGATTTAATTGTTTAACTCCAGCAGCAACAGTAGCTACACCTGCAGCAGTTCCTAGAGTAGCTGAAGCAGTGAATGGAACTCCTTTAAATCTTATTTCTGGATCATTTAAACCACGAGCTGTTCCTTTTAATGCTCCACCAAAAGCAGTAAATGTTTGTTTCTCTGGATCTATATCTATTCTTTTACCTGCCTCTGGTTTGCGATTTACATAACGTCTGTAGTCTTTTATAGTTGATGGCATCACATCAGGACGTTCTTTTATAAATTCTTTAAAAGGTAACATCTGACTTTGTTGTCCAGCAAAATATCTAAGTCCAGCTTCTTCCACTAAACTACGTGATTTCTTACCAGTGGGATCTTCTTCTTTAGATACAGGTGCTACCGCTTTATATCCTTTAGGTCTTAGTCCTTCAGTTATAGAGCCGGACCTTCCAGAAAGCGTATTGTAGAGACGAGGTATGCCAAAAGTTAAAGCAGCTGCTCCAGCAGCACTTAATCCAGTAGAATCTAATGGTCCATATCCTCCATCGCCTCCTCTTCCATCAGGATCAAATTGAGGTTCAATACCATGAGGAGGTTTTATAGGTCCAGTTCCAGGAATATCAATCCTTTTTCCACCTATATTAAGAGCTTGTTTTTGACCTATATTCTCTACTACTCCTGAAATATTTGACGCTACTTCTGATTGCATCTTATAAGGATTAAAACCATATCCATATTTTCTTTGATCTTCTCCTGTTAAAAAGTCTGTTACTCTTTTTGAAACATCTCTTGAAGTCTTAGTTGCACCTGCTACTGGAGTTTCATAATCTCGTATACCTCCAGCTGGGCTTTTAGATGTTCTACCTATATCTGATACATAAGCACCCCAAGGTGCTCGTTTCATATTTACACTAATAGTTTTAGATATATCATCAATAAGTTTTTTAGGTGCTTGTACATCTTTAACAGCTCCTACAATCCTTTCCCCAAACTTTCTTGCAAACTCTTGACTATTTGATAAGAAATTAGGTACAGAACCTCTTGTCATTTCCATTGACGTTTACCTAGTAACTAGCTTGTCTCATCATGCTTTGTGCAAGACTGGCTAAAGTTTGATTATTCGAATCAGGACTCATATGCATTACTGTACTAGGCATCTTTTCTATCTGAGCCATCTTTAATCTATATTCATACTTATCTCTTTCTGATAATGCTTCCTGTGCCTGTACATTAGAAAGATCTCTAGTTGAAGGTCTTACAACTTCATTGTACTCAGGTTCTGTAGTATGTTTAGTTGCACCAGTTGGAGTAGTTGGTCCTTCACCAAAATCTACAGGATAATCTTGTTTACCGGGAAGTAATGTGTCAGCTGCAAATTGTCCTGCTACCTGACCGGTTAACTGTCCTCCAAATCCTGCAATTGTTGGATTAACTCCTCCAGCTCTTAGACCTGCACCTACTGGCATTCCAATACCTTGACTTACTCCTTGACGTATAACACTTTCTCCTAGACCAGGTGCTTGTCTTCCCATTGCACGAGGTATTAATTGTTCTGCAGCAACTCCAACTCCTGTCTGTACAGCAAATGGAGTAGTTGCTAATTTACCTATATTCTTTACTCCCTGACCACCAGCTTTACCACCTAGTTTTATACCAGTTCTAACTGCTTCTTTTCCTACTTGACCAGCTGCCTGACTAGCAGCTTCTCCTACTGCTTGTGCTCCAGCTTTTACAGCTTCAGGTGCTTTCATTACTTGTGCTCCTGCTCTTGTTAGATCATCACCTAATGCTGAAGCTAATGCAGCTCTATTGTCATAAAGTGCTTTTCCTACATTGCCAACTTGTTGACCAGCTTGTTTTAGTCCTTCTTTAGTAAAGAACTCACCGAGCTTCTGTCCGGCCATTGTGACTCCTTTTTTAGCTGCTTCTACTCCTACTTTTCCAATCATGTTGTTTTTACTCCGTCTGTTGGGAACTGTCCGTTAACTGGTGGATCTTTTGGATTGCCTTGCATATATTGTAAGATACCTTGTCTGCTAGGCTTCTCCTCTTCGTTGACTAATACTGAATTTCTAAACTTAGCTAAGAAAGCATCTGATCTAACTTGCTGACCGGGATCATTAAACTGCCCCCTATCATCTGCCTGTGTGATTAAATTTTTTCTGACAACCTCTGCTTTTTGATCATCAAACTGTCCAGGTGATTCTCTAGTATAAAGATTGTTTGTATCTCGCATCTTTGCTACAAACTTATTTGTAAAGTCTGTATTAGTTCTGCCAGAGAAATCAATATTGTTATCTATCATTTCACCCTTCTTAACCAGCTGTTGCCTACGATTTAATTTGTAATCAAATACTGACATGGTTATTTCTTTTTACGTTTACGTAATTTACTTAGGGTTTTAGCTAAGTTAGCTTGGCGAACTGTACGAGTATCATACTTATCTGGATTAGATGTTACCTTTGATGCAAACTCTTTTACATCCATCCCTCTTGCTTTTGCTTTCTTAGTAAAAGCACCAGGACGTTTGATAGCGTCTTTAATCCATTTATCAGCCATTGGATAAAACTATTTTAGCAGTAGCCTTATTCAAATAAAGCTTTTTCTAACTGTGCAACTAGTAGATCATCTACTTTGTTACCACTCTTAGCTGCAGCTTTTTTTAAGATAGATACCACAAACTTCTTTAGTAGTTCATCTAGATCTTCTGGAATTTTATCAACAGCTTTGTTTATGACGTTGATTGCAATTGGTAATAAAAATTTAGTCATTGTTCTATGTTCTTGAATTAATTCTAACCTTACTTAGTCACCATTCTGATAGAAGAAAGGTGATTGTCTAGTATCTGTAGGTAGTCCCAACATCTTTCTATTTTCTATTCTTTCTGTAAGTTCTTTTACACGTTGTTTAATTGTAGTTGGATCTCCTGATCTATATATGTCTTGAATCTGACCAGCTATGCCAGTAGGTTTAGATCCTGCTGTCATATCTCCTGTAGCTATTTCATTACTAAGAACAGGATATTGTATTCCTTGTTTAGATGTTTTTGTTCCAATTACTTTTCTACCTACACCAGGTTGTTGTAGAGAGAATCCTCCTTTCTTTCCTGTTTCTACTACTTCTGGTATATCAAATCCACCAGTATCTATTTCTCTTTTAGTTTCTATTTTTCTTTCAAAGTCAGGAACAATAGCTTTAGCTTCCATTTCACCTGTTTCTTTATTTGCTCCTACCTCTACTTTGTATCCAGCTCCATAAGGATTTTTTAAAGTTTTAGGAACAGCTAAGTTAGCTATATTAGCTTCTGTTTTTTCTGTAATTCCTTCAATTCTTTTTTCTGATCTTTCAATTTCTTGTTTTTGGAATCTATACTGATTACGTAATTTTTGTAACTCATCTTTTACACGTTCTGCTCCAGCAGTATTACCATCTGCTGTTAAAGTTCCTTCTAAAGATTTTAAAGCTTTACCTCTTTTTTCTATATCTTTCATATTAGATTCAGCAGCTCTTATATCACTTGTAGCTTCTAATCTTACTTTTCCTCTAAAATCTTTTTGTTGTAATTTTCTTTCATCTAATCTTTCTGCAGTTGGACCAAAAGCAGCAGGTTTTTCAAGATCTGTTCTAGGTAATTGTTCACCAGCTATACTTACTGTTTCTTTACTAGGATCTTGTAATATTTCTGGGAAGTCTGCTCCTAACTGTAGATTTTGTTTCATCTTAGTAAATTCAGGACCAAACTTGAATGCCCCTTCACCAACCATTGCTGCAGTTAATATTTCAGAATCTCTTTGAAGTAATTCAGGAGAATTTTTATATATTAATCCACTCTTTAATCTTCCTCCAAGTGCTGCAGCTTGTTCTGGACTCACATTACCAGACATTAAATCTTGTTGATTTTTTAGTCTTATATCTCCTAATCTTGCTGCCATAGTATCTGATACTGGTCCTATAGTTGGTCTATAAGATTCTCCATTCTTAGGCATTACTGTTCCACTTATTTCTGGTTTAGGATCTGCAGGATTAGTTGAAAATTGATCTTCTATAAATTCATCTTGTGTTTGACCTTCAGTTGGTCCTGATCTTGGTAATTTTGTAACTCTTTGTTTTGCTTCATCTAAAACATTATCAACAGCCATTTTTGTAGCTTGTTGATCTGTTAATGTTGATCCACCAATCTCTGCTCCAACTTTGATAGCTTTATTATCAGGAGTTGCATTATTAGCTGAGATTTGTACTAAAGCACCAGGTTCTTGTGCTCCTTCAGGTAATTTTACTTTTTGTCCAGTTTGTACAAGATTTATAAGATCATCTACTCTTGGTTTTAAAGGTGAACTTGTTTTTAATGTCCCAAGAAGATTTCTATATTGGGTAGGTTTTCCTACTGGTGCATCTGGATTAAATCCAGCAGTTTCACGAGCTACTTGTACTGCATCAGCATCACTCATACCACTGTTTCTAGCAGTGATGTAAGATATATCAAAATCTCTATCTTTTTGAGCCTGATTTAACATTTGTCTGCCCATGCGACTAACATTTTGATCAGGATTCATTTCTTTAATTGCATCAATTGTGGGACCAAATGTACGTCTAGCCCTTAATTTTGCATCTCCTATATCTCCGTAGACATCTTCTGATCCAACAGCACCACTAGTCTGAAAAGTTTTACCTCCCACAGCTGGTTTAAAACTATTTTTTAATTCAGCTTTCTTTTGTTCAACTCTTTCTATAAGAGATGGACTTTCTGGAAGACTTTTTTGTGTTGTTTCTGGAGTTACATCTATTGATGTTTCTCTATTTACTATTTTTCTTGCATCATTTAATACTTGTTCTGCATCAATAACAGTTGGCTCTCTAAGATCCTGTTGTGGAGCTACATTTGACTGTTGTACTGAGGGATCTGGAGTTACATCACCACTTGCATCAACAATATCTACATCAACGTCTTGAGCACGACCTAAATTGACTAAAAAGTCATCAATTTTGTTTCTTGTTGCAGATGCAGCTTTTTTTATAGTCTCTTGTACACGAGGATCTCTTGCTGCAGCTATTGTGGCAGCGGTTCCACCAGCAATTAGTGCTCCTTTAGCAATTTTTTTACCTAAATTACTATCCTCTTTTTCTTTTTTATTTTCTTTTCCCCCTAGCATCCCTTCTCTACCTAAATTCTGGATAAATCTTTGTACTTCAGGACCCTTTTGAGCTCTTTCTTTAGGAGTGGAAGGGTACTTGTTACCTGTTAATCTTGACCAAAGGGAAAAATCATTCGGAGATATGACCATTTATCGTTAAAAGTCTTGAATATATTGATTTTAAGTGGACTCAACCTATGATTTACCCCCAAAAAGGTCCTTATAAACCCTAAATTGGGGTAAAAATTAGAAGAGACACTTGGTGTAATACCTACGCAGGCGTGCCTGTGAGGAAAAAAAAAGAATATATACATATATCTGCTTCGTTTAGAAGTTAACAGAGTGAGTGAAATTATTGTGTGTAATTTCATGTATTTCTGTCATATATTAGGGTATTTTCCCCTAATTTCCCTCCAAAATATCTATCGAAGAGGGCTCCTCGCCCGTATCGTCGAGAAGATGCGTCGGATGTAACTTATAGATTCGGCAAAGGTTGTGGAGAACAGAAATTATTAATTTTACTACTAAGTTTAATTCTTATGTAATTGCATCGGATGTTATTAATAAGCAATTAAATGTGGTTTGCAATGTATTTATTATAAGCGTTGCAAATCTTTCTGACTACGTTTCAGTATGTTCAGAATTAGTAAACCTTTTCTGTGTACTTTACTTTAACTACCATGTACGAATTACATTCTACTCACACAAATCCAGAACCTAACCTTATTTGCGGTTCTGTCACAGGTATATGTGGCGAAGACATTTGTGTAACTACCTATCATCAGGGTTGGTTACCTAAATGGATCGCTATGGCTTTACACCATTACCAAGTGCAATGCACATTCAAATCTCTTGAATATCATGTTGTCACTGACGGTAATGGTTATACCCTACCCGTAGGTTATCCAGTCTGTGTATTTGATTATAACACTGAAGACTGGACTCAAAGAATATCAGAAGTACCTAACCTACTCTGATAGTTTGACACTCTCCCAGAGCCTTCTTAGGCTCTCTGAGGGTTTCACCCTCTTTGTTGTTTACATTAACTACCATGTTAAAACTTCAATTTCTTATGTTCCTTATCCTAATTCTTATTTGACTATGGAATTATTTATTTTATTCGGTGGCTTTTATGCCCTCTATGTTGTAGGTAATGCAATTGCAGCCACATTAGATTATCAAGCAGTCAATAAGACTAGGAGGTATAAATAATGGGCACACGTTTATACCCTGACACTGATAACACTGCATGTCTTACAGAGCTTATCAACGTGCCAGAAGACACTTTTGATCGTCTTCAGTATATTGAAGACCAGTATAAAGAAGAGTATCCAGATGACTGGTATGCTCACTATCATGATCACATTGAAGGTGATGGAGATCTTAGTAAAGCAAACCACTTCAAGCTATTTGGTTGGGGTAAGTTTAATTTATTAAGAGATCCAAAAGGAAATTACATAGAAGAATATGGTGATACAAATGACCCTGACTTCGCTTTAAAGTTATTTGATTCAGCTAACAATAAAGAGTTATCTAATCATTTATCTCCTGAACAAGTTATTCAGCTATCATCTGGATTACATTGGTGCTAACTATGATTACTCCTAAAACTCCTCCAAAGCGATCTCGATACAGAGGTTTGCTTTGGAAAATTCTAATCTTTGACATTCTTATGAGACTAACTCCTCCTCTGACGTTTATCGCCCTTTCAGTAACAGGTGTTGCATTATATAAATCAGCACCTCCTGAAACTAAATCCAAGGCTAAGGCTACCTTCAACAGTATCAGAACAAAGTTATCTGACTGGTTACGACCAGAAAATACTGAAGAAGAAATAGAAGAATATGAATTCCAAGAAGATGGTGAGATGGAACAACAAGTTCAGGAAGCTCAAGATCGAGATGATCCTGACGATAAGTTCTATCCACCAGAATCTGTGTAGTTCTTATGACTCTCTCCCTCTGCTCTAACTAGGGCAGACTGAGGGATTCACCCTCATTTGTACATTTACTAACAGGAGAATTTCCATGTTACCTTGCAACTTCGGCCAAGTTACAGGCACAATCGTTTCTGAAATCACTCAGAGAAAGCCTGGCAGCCAAGACAAGCCATTCACTATCACTGACTTCAAACTTAAAGTACAAGGTGCTAGTGACGAAAACCCTGCTATCCCATTCCAAGCTTTCAATGGAATAGGTGACAGCATTGTTGAAAAGTACAGCCAAGGTGACTTGGTATCACTCTTCTACGAGCCTCGCAACGAAGTTTGGGAGACTGCAGAAGGTGAGAAGCGTAGTGCTCTACGTTTACAAGTCACACAAATTCCTACCACAATCCGTCGTGGTAAGAAGAGCTTAGAAAAGTTAGAGCAATCTAAAGCTCAACAAACTAAGTTAGCTGTCTAACTTGACGAAACTCCCTTCGGGGAGTCGACGGGAGATGACCTACCCGTCCTGAAGAGTCAGGTCAAATTTGTTCTTTACGCATTACTACCATGCTTAACACAAGACTATTATCTACCCAAGCCCAGTTCAAATACACCAGGCTTGAGACTGCTGGTCCTAGACCGAACCAGACAGTAAACTCCTACATCAAGGAGAACACTAAGCCAAATGACTATTGGCAGATGTTCTATGGATGGAGAGGCTAATGCCTAATATCAAACCTTGGTGTTGGCCAGTTAATTACGTATGTGACAGAGTTATGTACATTCCTACACGACCTGCTCACATACTTGAGTACCAAGAAGAAATGATTGATGCTCAGGGTAATTCTTACTGGAAAACTGTAGACTCCACTGCAGTCGGAGGTTTCTCATCTGTGAAAGATCTTCTTGAAGAGATGACTAACTTCTACGAATCTAACTCTTGTCGAAGAGATAAGATGCTGTGATTCTCTCCCTCTGTCTCTTCGGAGGCAGACTGAGGGACTCCCTCATTGTTCTTTACCACCTAACTACCATGTGGCTATCTAAACTTTACCAACGCTCTGAAAAAGATGCTGTTCTGTTAAACATCTATGATGATTTTGCAGAACTTATCCTTCTTGATTTAACTGCTTGTCATTATTATTATGACAAAGCTAGGAAAGAAATCTGCAACAAAACAGAAAGTAAACTTATTAAATTAGAAGCACCTTTAGATCTCATCAACAACAGAGTTGAATTATTAAAGCGTAAAGGTTATAAAGAGCAAGACCGCATAGATTTATCTCTATCTCATCTTGCTGCTGTATGAATAACCTTTCACCTATCACCCGTGCCTTCCTTACAGTTGGCATCGGTGTATTCATAGGCATCTTACCAGTGTTTATGATTATCAATACTCTATCTACTACAGCTATCAAATTCTGTGGTAGATATGGTCCTGACTACACCATCGTTACTGTTGACACTCCTTTCGGATCTGTCAAGAGATGTGTAGCTAAAGACTAAATCTTCTGGGCATTAGCAGTACCAAAACTGCATCCGGCTGAGGTTCTAAAAACTCGCTATGTTAGTCCCAGACCTACTCCCATCTCTAGTGGAGATTGTTGACCTCATACAACAATCTTTGAAGTGCAAATCTTTAATGGGAGACTTGGACTATGCAATGACATGAACTTTGGTAGTTAAGTTCGTTGTGTAGTCCAACTTTGTCCTTTACTCTCACTATTATCATGACCATGAAAACCTTTTGGGCTTGGAAACATTCCCTCAACAGCACTCATGAAAAGATGAGTGGCTATACCAAGATCCTTGCGAGAGATATAAACTCTGCAGTCAACAAAGCCCACAAACATTACAAGCATCACATGTTCAACAGCAACTTCAACGTCAGTGTGATGAGTGGTGAAACAGATGAACATGGCTATGCAAAAGAGTGTGAATACACTACTGGTAAGTGGACCAGAAAAGCCTGGTCAGCTTACAAATACTTCCACAGCTTGACACCAGACATGCAAGAACGTGTCTACAATCACTACAGAAATCTTGATGTCCACTGGAATGATAAATCTAAAGCAGAACTACAAACTATCGTAGGAGAACTATCAAATGTCTAAGACTTATTCCTCTCACCATACAAAGAAAGACATAGCCTTGTGCTTCGGAGAAAGAACAGGTCTTTTTGTTGATCCAAAAGAGATCAGAGTCAGAGGTGACTGGCTCTTTTACAAATCACCAGACTACGATGAGATCGACTGCTATCGAGCTGCACATGCACGATACAACTCTGGTGTACTCTGTATGGAACCTTGGGATGATTGTACTCTGGAAGAGTCTCCCTTTGTTCCAAACAATAATGATAGAGTCTCTAAAACATTAGAGAGACTTGATAAAACTTATCAAAAATATAAGGAGGATTAATCATGACCATGTGGGGACCTACATCTATTGATCATTTCAAAAATCTTCATGATCATTACTTGGAGAAAAATCCTATCGTTCATGCGTATGCAACACCATACCAGAATGATCCTACTAATAATCCTGCAGCTCCGTGGTCTAAACTCATGCATGAAAAGAGAGACCTGGAGCGTATAGCTTTCAAGACTTACATTCATCCACAAGGTGACTTTCAGAATGGCTACTATGACATCTGTGACATAGAGAAAGGAACCTTTGACTGTGACAACATGAAGCTAGGAGAAGTGTATCCTGTCATACTGTATGCACACCATGAAACTATGCTCACTGTCGGCTGTGTAGTAAAGACATCAGATCATCCTGATATTCATGGCAAAGAACAACTTGCTCTCTGGATCTACTATCCAAGTGGAGAAAACATTGAGTCATTTGACACAGCCAGTGGACACATTTACAAAGAACCAGGTCTTATTAATTATGGAACACATTAAAACCATCCTGCAAAAGATAGAACTCGACATCAAATCTAAGCAACAAGCTAGTCGTGATGCGGAGTCTGTCAAAAGATTAAGAAAGGAAATAGAAGGTAGAAATAATAATTAAAATTATCTATCATAGTTGTTAAGGGCTGCACAGAGACTACACCGACCAGTAGTTTCTCTGCAGCTTTTTCCAGCTGTATGTCCTATCACATTTATTATCATGAATGATTTTGATGACTTCGATGTTGAACGCTATGACCCTAGCCTCTCCAACAAGACTGGCAACATACCACCACTAGGTTCACCTGATAATACACAGTTTTATGGTTCAGGTTTAGCTGGTGCATTCATTGCTACGTTCATAACCCAAGGTGTTAAAACCTATGCCAACCTATGGTCAAATGGTAAACAGACCAGAGTGAATGCTCGTAAAGGTCAGTTCAATATATTTGACTCATGACTTTCGAAGAAGTAACACTAAAGAATGTCAGAGTCACTATTAACTTTGACATTGATTTAGATACTTTTAAGCGTTACTTAGAAACGAAAGAGAAAGACTTTGATGATGTCATGGCAATCTATGACATGATCTGTACTCAAAGTAACAGATTAAATGAACAAGGTGAGCCGGAGAACATCCGTGCTTTCTTTGATATTGATCCAGAAACTCTCAACTTAATAGAAGATGAGGTTAGAAAATCAATAAAGTTCAAGACTTCATTTCACCCACACCTCAAGAGGATCAAATGACCAAGCCCGACAATTTCGAACTACTTAAAAGTATCGACAAACAAGTCAGAAAAGAATGGTCTGTACCAGCTGACTGTAATAATGATGACGTTCTGTTTAATGTCATTAAAGAAACCTTAACAAGGTACACCAAGTTAACTGTAGAAAAGGTAACTAAAAATGATTGACAATCCACTACCAGATCAAGTCATGGCTGAGAAAGACCAAATACATCTAGATAGAAATTTTGAGTATGCAACTTTTGAACATGCAATAGAAATTGCTAAACACTACAATGTTCACTCTGAGTTTCATGAACACTTTGCAGAGTGGTATCACGATTACATGACTCAAAATCCCCACCTGTTTGATCCCACCTGTATCCACTTAGATAGTGATTACATTGATGATTGGTGGGAAGAATGTGGTGAGAATCTAATCGAAGATAAGTGGGGTGAGTTAGGTAACTCTGGACCTTATGAAATTGATCCCACACCACAACATCTTTATGATGACACAGGAGGAGAACCTTACATGGAGATTACAAAATGAAGCTTGAAGAAATCTATGAACAACTTAATTCTTTTGTTGAAAAAGAAGATAAGTTAATTTCTAGGTGGCCTTGTGATTCTAATTACAATGTCCCAACATGGGATAAGATTTATGATGCCTTAGACATTCTTGATTCAATTATTAATTATGAACCTAGTGATGCTGAACTAGAAGCATACAATAATGACTATCAAGACCCACCTCATGTGGTAAATCAAAGAATGTTAGAAATGAAAAGTGAATCACATGGAAGGAGATTTGTATGACTAAAAAAGAATACAACGTAGAAGCACACTTCCGTGTACCCTATGCTACTACAGTTGTTGCTGAATCTGCTGAACAAGCAGAAGAGAAAGCTGAAGAACTAGCTAAGAAATTCTCTAATCTATTTAATCAAATCCTTCAATATGGTCACCATAAGTATCAAGATCAATCATGGTACGGATGGAGTATGACCTGTGATGAAGTCATACTACAGGTTGATCTGACTTATCCAGTCAACACTTGCATGAGACCTTTTATTCCTAACTACGATGACTGAACTCACTAAAGAACTTCTTGAAGCTATAGCAGACGAAAGTACTGCCTGTACAAAAAGAGGTGACCACAAAAATGCAGAAGCTCTTTACTTCTTGTTACTCGATAAGATACACAGAAAGTTTTTAGAGCCAAGTCTTCAGGACCCTTACTTCCTGGCCAAGTTAATCAAAGACTCTAACTCTAAAGACGAGGTCAGAAGTATGCAAGCACTGATGTTACTGAAGTATTTCAAAACAAGAAATCTATTACCAAAGGACTTACTACCATGAACCTCGAAACCCACTACAGACATGTCAACATTCATAAATATGAAGTAAATGATGAAGATATGCTACAAGCATCTGTTGACGAACTCACAGCTAGAGGTTGTGCAGAACTCCTGGAAGAAGATGAGTTAAAAGCATTAGCTCAATATCATCTAGAAAAATTTAAGAACTGGATGCGTCCACTCATGGACCCAGATGCTATATCATCTGAGATCACTATACAAATGCCTCCAGTAAAACTACCTGCCAGTAAAAAGTAAGTTAGGATAGAGACAATACAAAAGAATAAATGACAGACACTGATCTTTTCAATGATTACTATGACAAACTCAGTTTCATTTATCCTTCGTGGTCTCAGAATTTAATACTTGAAATAGCAGAGTACTGCTGCACACATCCGCAACACAATACCGAATCTGACGAGCTAAAATGGAGAGCCTTGTGCTATCTAAATTCTAGGAAACAAGAGGAGGCAAGTTATTAATTATTATGAGGTATTCGAATGCCAAAAAAGTATGGGAAGCGTTACCAGCAGACCAAGAAAACTATTTATGCACTGTATGACATTCTTTCTCTTGTAGTTATCATCCTCAGCTTTGATAAACTACTCACCTCCAAGACTAGATCAGTCGAGCCCAGACAGGTTGCCAGGTTGATTGAGAAGCTTCCAAAAGTTAAGAAGATTCTCTATGACTCAGCTCCCTGGTGGGCTTTCGATGATATGGATATCAGTTCGAAATAAATCTTTACAATCTTAACTATTTACAATTTCCAATGAGTGGTTAGTATTCCTGAGCACTCATAAATTTTGTGCGTATTTGTTACTACATAGGTCATGTATCTATACAGATTTATGTACTCCATAATGAATTACCGCATGAGGAAATAAAGTAAAATGATTGAAAGCTCAAACTCATATCCAGATCTAGTTTGGACAGTAAATGCACTCCGTTCTGATGGAAAGACAGAAGTAATCCGTGTATGTAAAAATTGTTGTGATGCTGACGAAGCGATACAAAATGAACCAAACAAATACTATAAGTCAGGACCAATCCCTCTTTCTTAATGAATCATTCTGTAATCGATTACATGATCTTCGTCTACTCAACAGTAGAAAAGAAGGAGGTAACATTTGTACCACGCTTTTCTACCATTGACGAAGCAAACAACTTTGCAAATTTATTAAGAGCTACTCTTCCCAGACATGGCTTTGTCATCAGTGAGCCTTATCCTATTGTCAGTGATTCCTTAGAAAAGGAATTCAAAGAACGATGTGATAGTCCTGCCGACAT